GTAGTCGGGAACGATCACATGCTTTTTATTTCTCGGATCACACTACTCGATATATCGCTATTTATCCTCTGTTTTCCATTGAAAACCGCCAGCTGTAATGCGGATTGCCCAGCCCGTTCCAGGCCCTTCGACTTCCCACCGTTTTAGCCACTGCTTCTTGGGGTAAAGGACGTACTTGGCGGCACTGCGATCCTTGTGACCTCCGTGAACTAAGTCTGGAGTGCCCATGGGGTCGTGGGCTACGAAGAATTGGTCCGTGTATCCGACAATGACGCTCCAGTGCCCATAACCTCTAGGGCGCTCACCTTTGCTGATGTCACCGTGGTGAAGCCAACCAACAGCAACCGGACGACCAGCGTCAATTTCCGCTTCAAGTAGGTCTGGGGTTGCGTTGTCGACAAACTCCCCTGTCAGTCCAAATTCCCTGAGGGCAGCGATATGCGCGTAAATCTCAGTTGTATCGCCGTACTTGGCCCGTTTTTTGTCGTAGTCGTCTGGGTCGAGCAGGCTGGCTTGATCCGCTGTAACCATTGCAATTGCCGCAGTGAAGCACTTGCGGTGGCCGTTTGGCAGATCAAGTTGATGAAAGTAAGGGGTGGGTAGCCACTCGATCCGGCCTCCCGCCTTCCAGATCTCGTACCACGTTGAAGTGCGGGCCAGTAAGTGGTCAGGCAGGTCTTCTTGAAGCTGATTGATCGCTGCTATCTGGTGCGGTGCTGCGGTGTAACGACTGAAGAAATCGGTCAATCGCAACGTCATGGCTAACAACACAGATAACATTATTTCTTATATCTTAAAGTACATAGTCGCATAGTAGAAGATTTTTGACAAAAAGGTTGTCGTTAATGCTGATCTCTTGCGCCTTCAATTCGAGCAACAGCTGCTTCAAGCTGACGTAAACGGCTAAACACTTCAGCGTCGCGACTGCGCATGTCGGTATGCAGTACGTCAAGGCGGGTGGCCACGCTGTCAACTGAAGCGGTTAGCCGGACTACGGCGTCACGGTTTTCAGCAGCACGCTTGGCGTTTGTCGAAGCGTTCATTGCGGCTACTGTTATTGAGGCCCCCGCAACGGCAGCCAGGATCTCAATCACAGGTCGCTCCAAACGCTTTATCAATCATGGCAGCTACTCCAGAAACAGATCATCAAGACGACAAATCGCATACTCCATTAGCAGATTTTGTTCGGCTTGCGGTGCTCAGCTGGTCCGTTGCCATGCTTTCCCTGAATTACTTGGGCTACGTCAAGGCAATGGACCCCACTTTCCCGGCTTCCCTGCTGACTGGAACCATGGCCTCCTTTGGTGTTTCCGTAGGTAAAGCAAATAACGGCCAGAAAAAGAAGGAAGACCCTAACCTTGAGCCAGCCCACAAAGCCAAACCGTGAAAAGACTTCTAATTTTGGCAGCTTTAGTTGCAGCCGCCGCACCAGCTAAAGCCGATCTCACCCATAAAATCCAATCCTCGGTATCGCTGACTGTGGATGCTGCGGCCAGTGCCGCTAAACGCATTGGTTCCACCTATTCCGTCAGCGGCAACAACGTCAGCCTCAGTACAGCCGGCGGACTCGGGTCGCTTACTGCTGGTAGCGCTGTTGGCTACACCCCAAGCGCTTACACGGTGACCACGGCTGGAGATGCGTTTTCCTTCTCCGAATCCTTCCTTGAAGGTGACGCCACTCCTTCCGCCACCGCAATTACCTCCGGTGTTGTGGGATCTCTTCCGATGCTCGGAGATACGACTACAACTGCAGGAGGTGTTGCAGGTGTGCTGGCTGGCACCATCGCCAGTGATCACGCGGTCACTATTACTGCTGGTGGTGCGGGTACGACCGCTGTAGGTCAGATGGTCACTGAAATCACCATCGACTGATGCGTTGGCTAGCTGTTGTGCTGCTGCTGGCAACTCCAGCGGCAGCCGTGCCCGTAGTGCCTAATTTCCGCACTGGCACCATGACTTCAAGGACGGAAAGCACCACGCAAGTTACGGAGCAGATTCGTAGCGTCGATTTTTCCACCGGTTACACCTACAGCGCATCCGGCACAAACGTGCAACACTCTGGGTCAAGCCTTCTACCTAAAGCGCTTGAAACTCAGACGCAACAGGTTGATGGCGTTACTTCTAGCTGGACCGGCCTCGATTTAGAAAACAAACCCACATGGTCAATCGTCAACGAGGGCGCAGCGTTCCAGTTCAACGAGACTTACAGCGGACCTGGGCTCGAAGCAGTGACCGAAATCACTCGGACCACTGTCGTCGAAAGCGTCACCGATACCACCTCGGTCTTTGGGCCTTAGTTCTGCTGCCTAATCCGGCACTGGCTCAAGCGAGTGCCACTGCAAACCCGGTGGCTAACAGCACTGGGTCAGTAACGAACCAGGCAATCCAAATGCTGACTGGTCCGTATGCCCAGAACAACTACGGGGCAGGTATTTCGTGCCAAGGGCCAACGCTGAACATTTCGCCGTTCGTCACCAAAAGCAACTCATTCGCCCTGCCTTACAGCGACACGGTAAGGACTCCTTACTACGACCCCACCGATAACGATGAAAACGGCGTACCGGACAACCCAGGAAATATCCTCTACTACAAAGAGCTCCCGAGCGGTCAGAAAAACAACCACGCTCTGAATTTCGGCGTCAGTGCAACCATAAGCATCCCCCTCGATGGTGGACTGCAAGCGCGGTGTAAGGCTTCGGCGGATACGCATACTGCGCTCCAGCGACAAGTCCTCGCCAATAAGCGGCTGGATTTTGAGCTAAGTCGGCTCAGGCATTGCGGTGAACTGGCGCAAAAGGGGATTACGTTCCACCCGAAGTCCAAGTTCTACAGCGTTTGCTCGGATGTAGTGCTGGTGGCTAAGCCCGGTCAGGTGCTGCCGCATCGGCATAAGGTCATGGTTTCAGCGCCCGACGCAAAGCGCGTAAAGCCCGATTCCGGTCCCGCTGTGCCAACCTCCTCTCCCAAACCGAATCCACGTGGACAGGTTCTCCCCTTACCTGTGAAACCTTTTTCACCACCTTCTTCACCGTAGGTTTGATCAGCTTCAGGATCAGATCCGAAAACGGTTTGGCCACCAAGGCAGCAGTTGCAGCCACCAGGGCAATCGTTGTCGTTGTGACCACAGCCTCCACAGGCGGTAGTCCGTCAAGCGCCTTCTCCAGAAAAGGTTTGCCGAGCGGGTCGTTCTCTTGCTCTGTGCGATAGATCGTCGCATTTGATTGAGGTAGTCGCGGGATTGCCAATAAGTTAATGGGCGCTCCAGCCTCTTCATCCTCTCCAGTGCTGGACTCATTGGTGTCAGCCTCGGTGGATTCATAGACATCGGATGGCACCACTGGGACGCGGGGTTGCGCAGTTGGCGTGTATTCCAGCGGTGAAAATTCCAGCGGGCGAAACGATGGAACTTCACCTTCACGACAAAACGCTCCAGTCCGGTTGATGTCTTGTTCAACAAGGCCGGGATTGAGGTTGGCGTCGGGATGCGCTGGTACACATCCCGGCATTTCGACGATCGGAAAGCCAAGTTCCAGTGTTATTGGCGGACCACTGGGGACAGCGTTTGCTGGAAGCTGGCGGATCTCAGGGGTGCGAATCTCTGGGATTTCTGGCATCAGAACGGCAATGCCGGACCAGTCACATCAGGCATCTTTGGCATGGCGCCTTTGATTTTGCTGTCAAGCTCAGCCTCGATGTGCTCAGTGACCTTGCCGCCGATGCGCTCCATGCTGTCGTCCATGAACTTGTCGAACTGCATGTAAGAAATGACCAGGGCAGCGGTCATCGAACCACTCAGCAGAAAGCCTGTGATCGCCATCAAATCAATGATCTTGCGCATTGAGGATTGCCTTTTCAGTGGCGTATGGTTCGACTGTAAAGAAGTCGATGGCATCCTGCACATAGGGCACCAGCCATGTGGGTGGCCAGCAATACTCCCAGTTTTCTGGTCGGGTGATGCAGGGGATCACGACCGTGCGTACAAAGCTTTGCGCATAGCGCCGGGTTACTACTAGCTGCTCGTACCACTGAACAAAAAAGGGCCGCCGAAGCGACCCCTGAGTGGTGTGATGGACGAGCAGCAGCTTAGAACTTGTACTTAGCGCCGACCTTGGTGCCGTAACCGTTTGCAGCGTTGCCGGTGAGAAACGACAGCTCGCCGTAGAAGCTCAGCTTGTCATTAGCAGCAATGCTGCCGCCAGCCTTACCGCCAAACTCCACTTCGGCGTTGCCGCCGTTGGGGCTCAGGATGGTCGGACCACCTTGGATGTAATAGCCCACGTTCTCGCCAGAACCTTCGTAGCCGATGTGAATGTCGGTGGAAGAACCAGCGAAGGTGCTGCCAGCCCAACCAGCGTTGTTTTCGATGTTGGCGTAGGGGCCAGCAATGGCAGCGGGGGCGCTCAGTGCCAGGGCAGCCGTAAGCGCAGATACTTTTTTGATCACTGTTGAAAAAGACAACCGCGCAAAAAGTTTACCGGTATTTGTCTAGTGACAGTCAAAAAAGCGGATTAGGTGTCCTTAGTCCAAGGTGCCCTAATCCGCAATTCTGTTGTATCGGTCACAGGTGACGCATCCTTTGGCTGGGTGGCGTGCCAGTCCTCGATTTGACGATCCAGTCGTGGCTTAAGCGTTGCCTTGAACTGGAACGCTCGACCCCAACGCCTTAATTGACGCCGCCAGTCGTCCTCGCCAAGGCGAATGAACCATGTGACATCCGCGCCTAGCGCTTTGGGAATGCAGTTTTCAGCACCTTGAGGCCAAGCTGCACCCAGCTGTTCTCACGAATAGGCAGCAGAGCAATAATCTCGCTGCCGCAACCGACCAGCAAAGCAATGATTGCCAGTGTTGTAGATGGTTCCATGTTCGTAGGGGTTACCTATGACTAAGGCTACTTGCCTTGTCCACGGTATTTCTTACGGCCATGACTCGCCTTGGAATGCTGCCCATTACCTTGGCGCGTTTTCTTTGGTTTGCCGGGGCGATGCTCAATGCGCCCCAGTGCAGTCTTCGACTTGACCGCCATCAGACTCCAGAAGTATTAGAAGCAAAGCTCAGCGTATCGTCCGCTGCTGGTTCGCCCACTGCTTCAGGCTCAGGGTCAGGCAGCACTTCCCACACGTTGAACTCGCTGCCGGTGATGTAGGCGGCAAGTTCATCCGTCGTGGTGGTCGCAGTGATTGCTGCTTCCTTGGTGTTGCTGTAGGTGCGGATTTCAGCTCGGCGGTCGAGCACGTCCTGGGGCACAACGCTGCCGGTTTCAGCTTGGCGCGTGATGTACCAGTCAGTTGAGGCGAGAAGCGTTCCAGCGGTTTGCTTAACTTGCGCCACCCATTGCTCAACCAGTTGCGCGTGATCCTTGGGGTTGTCTACGCCCCAGTAAAAGCGTTGGTCGTAAGCAGGGGAGGTTTCGTCAGGGACTTCGGTGATGCCAATCGCTTCCTTTTCGGCAAGCGTCGTCATGCGAAGCCATGTGGCTGGGTACTGCACACCCGTGGTGGGATGCGTGAACGCACGGTCCAGTGGAAGTCGCTTGCCGTCGAGTAGAAACATGGTCCTAGGTACGTGGTTTTAGGTTAGCCCGGTCACCGTGCGCGGGCGTTCAGGGCGAATGGATTTTCAGCGAAGGCGGCGTAGATATAGGTAACGCCGGAGGTGTTGGATTGAGCAGTACCTCTTGGCTGGAATCCGTTGCTAAACATGTCAAATTGGTAGTTAGTGTTTGACGTATCTTCAGCAGATGAGGTGTTAGCAACCAACATATTAATTAGAGTGTTATATGGAGATCTAACCGTGTCCCAAAGGAGCCAAGAACCTGTTGACGACGATGCTTTAAGCATCACCCACCTCGGCCTAAACCCGGTG